AGCAGGTACTGGAAATGGTGGTAGTGTAACAATTTCTGGTGGAACTTCAGTTGGTGGTACTGCAGGATCTATCGTTGCAAATACCGCTGGAGTTGAAAGACTACGGATTAAAAATGCTACAGAAATCGTTGTTAATGATACTGGAGTAGATTTTGATTTTAGAGTAGAAGGTGATACAGATGCAAATCTAGTATTTGTAGATGCATCAACCGATAAAGTTGGTATTGGAACAGCTACACCTGCTGAAAAACTTGAAGTTTCTGGAAATATTAAAGTAACTAGCGGGGATGTTATTATTGCAACTGCTGGTGACGGTTTACAGATTAAATCCGGCTCCAATGCAAAAATTGGTACAGCATCTTTTGTAGCACAGCAAACTGTTACAGTTAATACTACAGCAGTAACCGCAAATTCATTAATATTTTTAACTGGACAGGATGGTGTAGACTCTTATGCTGTTCAAAATAAAATTGCTGGAACATCTTTTGAAATTCACCATCCAAATGGAAATACTACGTCAACCGTTGCATGGATGATTGTAGAAGCAATCTAATATGTCTTTTGTTAAATTACAAGACGGCAGAAGTATCTACTCATTAGATAGTCTACGTCTTCGTAATCAACGTCAAGCAACGTTAGCACCACAACAAGGTGCAGTAGAATTATATTTTAAAAACGGTACTCTATTCCAATTAGACGAATCAGGAGTAGAGCAACAGGTAAGCGTAGTTAACTTAAGCGTATTACCACTAACCGGAATAACAACCGCAGAACGAAACGCATTACAAGCGACTGCAGGTATGATCATTTTTAATACATCAGTGAATAAGCATCAAGGATATGACGGATCTACCTGGCAGGACTTGTATTAATGGCAAAGCACTTTACCAAAAAGTTTCGTGAAGCCTACGAAGAAGTTTTAAAGATAGCAGAACTCGAAGGGCCAGAGAGGGGCAGACTGGCCTTTCGGGATGCTATGTTAAAGCTTGGACATGAAGAGCGCGTTCGTAACCTATACCGCGTTCAAGATAAACTCACCAAGCAAGCCAAATTTTTTGTACCCAACGCTCCACAAGAGCAGTATTTAAAAACTAAGCACGTTAGGAATATCATCTTAAAGTGCCGACAAGTTGGGTTCACAACTCTAAATTGTATACGCGCATTAGATTATGCGCTTTGGGAAAGCAACATGCGTACTGGCATTTTATGCCACAAACTGCAAGTTGTTAAAACCATCTTCAATGACATTACTAAATTTTGTTATAACTGGTTTATTAGAGACTGGGGTCACCTTTATAGACCAGTGGAAAAAAGCGACTCGAATACAGCGTTGTCTTTTGCTTCTGACGGTCTTGGTCGTCCCTTGGAGTCTTCTATTCTTGTACTCCATGACTTCCGAGGTAAGACGATCCATTTCATGCATGTTTCGGAAGCGGCTCGAATTGATAAAGACCGCCTTGTTGGGTCGTTAAACGGAGTTCCAGATAACGGAGAGATTACTTTAGAATCTACCGCTGCTGGACGATCCGGAGAATTTTACAGACTCTGGCAAAGCTGGAGATCAAAGGGAGCAACAGCTCCATACAAAGGTTGTTTTGTTCCTTGGTATAAGTATTACCCAGAGAATATTGAAGAATGGGATATGCCAAAGGATTCAGTACTAACAAATCGCGAACGGGAATTGTTAGTTAGTTACAAAGGTAAAATAACTGAAGCACACATTTTTTGGCGTCGATGGTGTATAGAAGCTAAGTGTGGTGGTGATGAAGAACTCTTTGAAAATGAGTATCCAACTAATGATCAAGACTGCTTCTTAACTGGTGATGCAAACGTTTTCCCAAGTAGCATCTTAAAGATGCAAGATCGTAACACCAGAGATCCAATCTTTATCGGACATCTAATTGCAGATGGAAACCGAATGGAGATCCATGACGATCCTAAAGGTTGCATCGCTATCTGGGAAGAGCCTGATCCGTCTCATACGTATTCGATCGGAGCTGATCCCAGTGGCGGTGTAGGGCAAGATAATGGTGCAGCCTACGTTAAAGACAACAAGACTAACAAGTTTGTTGCTAGATTGTGGGGAGATTTAGCACCAGCTGATTTTGCTAGAGAACTTTATAAACTAGGCAAATTCTATAATAATGCCTGGATGTGCGTAGAAGCTAATAACCACGGACATGTGGTACTTCACGTACTAAAAGAAATGAACTATCGCAATCTGTATAAAAGATCGACGATAGATGAAATGACGAATAAACCAACTAAGAAGGTTGGATTCTTGACAACTAATCAGAGCAAAATTCTGATTACTGAGAAACTAAAGGGAGCTACAAAAGAAGGTAAGCTCATCATTTTAGACAAAGACTTAATCTCAGAAATGTCAACGTTCATACAGATTTCTGGTAAAAGTGGCGGTACTGTAAAGCGTGAAGCCGCACCTGATGCACATGATGACTTGGTAATAGCAGCTGCTTTGACAGAAGAAATGAGTAGTTCAAGAGACTGGGATCAAGAAGATCAACAACGTTCTTATGAAGCCGTTGAATATGTTATTGATCCTGAAACTGGATTTATTATCGGGTAAACTATGAAGAATCCTTTCGAAAGAGAAGAAAACGAACAACCAGAACGTAGCAAAGATCTTCACGCTGTACGTGTGGTTCGTGCGTTTATGAAAAACAGTGATGAGTACCGAGAACCGCATTTGGACTTGGCACGTAAATCACGAGAACTATACGAAAACTGGAGCCCTAGTAGTCGTTCAGTAGTTCAAAGAGCTAATTTAAAGCTACCTTTTGGTTTTACAATTATTGAAACACAAGCTCCTCAGCTTATTGATATCTTCTTTAGAGGGGGTAGTGTAATACAATTCAAGGGTCAAGACATGCAAGATGCAATGTATGAAGACCCAATGACAGACTTCCATATCCATCAGTTTGAAGAGATGGGCTTTCAATCTAAAACTGCCGCCTTTATCAAAGCAATGCTTCTTGATGGTACAGCGTTTGCAAAAGTACCTTATCGCTATAAAGAAATTGAAACTTTACGACGTTTTACAGAGATTGATCCTGTTAGCGGAAGTACAGTTCAGTCTAAAAAACCAGTAGTAGAAGTACTATTTGATGGGCCAGATCTTGAGATTGTACCTATCTATGACTTCTTCCCAGACTGGACAGTTAAACGACCAGGAGACGTAGCATCCATGCGAGGCTGCGTACACCGCACGTTCAAAACTCTGGCAAGCCTTAAAAATAACCCCCTCTATAAAAACACAGAAGAGTTAGAAACTAGCCTTAGTGTTAAAGGGTATGAAGCCTGGGCCAGACCTTATTATTCTGATGCTTATCGTGATGAATTCGATAAACTAAATGACAACGAAGAAGGTATTAAAGAAGAAGGAACTGTTGAAATTTGGGAATATTGGGGTTTATTTGATCCTAAACAAGATGGTAATTTTGAAGAATACATTATCGTAATAGCAAATGGTGACGTTGTTTTACGATGTGAACAAAACTTTTACGATTATAAATTTAAACCTTTTGTTGCATGTCCAAATTACATGCGAGAATCCGAATTCTATGGAATACCTGAACTCCTTGCTGTACGATCACTCATTAAAGAAGCTAACACCTTACGCAACGCACGTCTTGATAATATCAACTTGTCTGTTAATCCCATGTGGATCGCAGATCGTTCGGCAGGTATCAATACTAAGAGCTTGTTCTCACGACCGAATGGGGTTATCTGGACTAATGATATCAATGCGATTAAGCCTTTACCACCAATGGACCCGTCGATAGGTTCAAGAGAGGAAATGGCGTTTATACAAAATGACATTCAAAATGCTACTGCTATGGTTAATGCAGCTCCTGTTGCTTCAAATCTTGGTAAGCAATTTGGTCGGTCTGCTACAGGCGTAAATTTTATTCAAAGTTTTGCAAGTTCACGTATTAGTCTTAAAGCGCGAATGTTGTCAGAATTATATTTTAAGCAGGTTGCTAAATTGATGTTGTTAACCAACCGTCAATTTGTAACTGAAGATAAATGGGTTAGAGTAATGGACCCCAATTCACCTAATCCGTTTGTTCAACTTCCTGCTGATGCATTTTTCAGGTCCTTCGATTTCTTAGTCGAGACGACGTTAGAGAACGGAGGACCAGAGGGGCAGTTTCAAAAAATACAAACTGTGTCACAAATTCTACAAGCTATTGAAAGCTCACAGCCTGGCACGGTTAAAAGCGAAGTGCTACTAGAAGCCTTGCTGCGTCCGTTATTAGGACGGCAAGTAAAACGATTTGTCAATTCGCCAGAAGAACGACAACAAATGCAAATGCAACAATTGGCAGCTCAACAAGCTGTAAACGCTCAACAAGGAATGGCAGCTCCTCAACCCGCTGCTGGCGAAGCTGGGATCGGAATGTCACCTACAGTTGATGCATTATCAGCTTTAGGAATTAGATAGTATGTTATATGTAAATGAAAAAATTCGATTGTGGGATGCGGAATCTGGAAGCTATGATGCTCGCGATGAATTTGATGAAACTGAACTACAACGTATTATTGAGGAAGGGCGATCTCTCGACGCCCTTAAAAAAAGTCCAGGTTGGGCTTTATTAGAAGATTTATTAAAAACTACATGCTCCGACTTAAAAGAAAAGTTGGCGTATGAAAGTGACATTGAAAAGTTTAGACGCCTACAAGAGGCTGTAAAGGCTTACCAGAATGTTTTAACTTTTGTCGAGTACAAAATCGCAGAAGGTAAGGCTCTGGAAGAAAAAACCCAGGCCCCTGAAGAGGGTTAACCTGATAAAAAGGAGTCTAACATGCAAGACGAGAAAATCGCGCAGCCACAAGCGACCTCGCAAGAAAGCCAGGCTCAAGCTGCAATTGAGCCACAGACCCAAGAGGTCTCTACTCTTGGCCAATCTGAAGCAGTGGAAGAGGCTAATTCAATACCACAGAAGTTCGTGGGTAAATCTCCAATGGAGATTATCCAAGCGTACCGTGAACTTGAAAAAGATCGCGGAAGGCTCGCTTCTGAATTGGGTTCGACTCGAAAAGAGAGGGAGACACTTGAGGAACAGTATAAAGCACTTGAGCGAGAACGAATTGCTCAAATGCAAATGCCAACCCAACGTCCTCCAAGAGCGGTTCAACTAGAAGAAGAAGTGGACCCTGTTTCTGTCTTCGAATCTAAATTTGAGGAAGATCCGAAAGAGGCCATTAAGTTAGCGCTTAAAGGTTTAAACAATTCGGTATCCAATCGAATGAAACAGCAGTCTCTACAGCAAATTCAAGCTGAGGGTGCTGATTATTATTGGAGACAAAAAAAGGAAAATCCAGACTATTCTCGACGGGAACCTCTTATGCAACAGCTTGCTGCTGAACTACAAGATGTAGTAAGGCCAGAATTTTTAAATTCTGCAAAAGTTCTTAAGGCATTAGATTTAATGTCTAGAGGTATGGATGTAGATTATTATTCAAAGCAAGCCGTTGAGCGTGCGCAGAAAGGTGGTCTTTCTGTGCGTTCTGAAAAACAACGCGCTCAGTCCGAATCAGCAGTATCTCAAGGAGATGTTGCAGTGCCTTTTGAAAAACTCTCTCTAGATGAGATGAGACGGGCACTTGGACGAAGCGACGATTAGGAGTAAACAATGGCTACTTCAACTACCCTTACAAATGCAGCAAATCTGCATCTGTATTATGAAAAGAAGTTGCTGTCCACTCTCGAACCTCGTCTTGTTCTTATGCCTCTTGGAAAGAAGCAAAGACTTCCCAAAGGAAATGGCAAGCAGGTAAAGTGGCTGCGATATTCTGCAATCGCTGGTTCAACCAGCCCTCTGTCGGAAGGAACTCCGCCTGCTGAAATCAGTTTCAGCACTTCGAACGTAACAGCAGATGTTGTTCAATACGGACAATTCGCTAAAGTATCTGACTTATTGTCTGATACCGCGATTGATCCAGTGTTGGAAAATCTCTCTGAGCGTTTCGGTATTGCTGCTTCTAAAACGATTGAAGAACTCATCGTTTCTGAATTAGCAAATAACTGTGCAAATCAAAACGTAAATGGTAGAAATACCTTTGCTGATATTCAAGCTGGCGATCTTATTAACCACAAAGAACTCATCGAAGCTATGATTCGTCAAAAGGCCGATT